GTATTGGGCCAACCATTCCACGCCACTCAAATAACCAATCTAAAGGATTACCTATTTTTGCAACTCCTCTAGGATAACCATTGTTTGAAGTTTGATTTGAACCAACTTGTCCGACCACAACAAAATTATCTTTAAGTGAATCTGCGAATATTTCATCACCACCAAATCTATCCTCTTCAGAAAATAATATAGGTAATACAATAACACCTGCATTTTTTAATCGTAAGTAATCTATAATATCAGCGTAAGTATCTCTTGACCATGGGTATTGCCCAAACTTTTCTATAGACTTTTCATCTATTGTAACTATAACAATGTCTTGAGATATTTGTTTATCTTGTGATTGTAACATTAGATCAAAGGATTTTAATCTAAGTATTTCTTTTACTTGTGGATCTTTAACTCCTACCCAAATTAAAAAAAATAATGTGACTAATGGAAAAGTCCAATGTGTGAATATTTTTTTCATTATTGATTTAAAGTCATAGAGCAATAAGTGTGACCACAATATAAATTACCACTATAACTTTTACTGTTGCCAGTTTGATTTATAGTAATAGAACTGCCATCACTTGTTCTACCATCAACATCAATATCGATAGAATGATAATTACCTGTTTGATTAAAAATTATAGTAGCAGAATCCATATTTAACATATCAAAATCTATATCATTATCGACACCATCTTGCGTTGTTGTTATGGAATAACCTGTACTACTTGTTACTGTTAAATCAAAATTATTTGCAAACGCTGATAATGTAAACAATAATATACTACTGATTTTGATTAATGTAAATTTCATTACTACCCTCTCCTAATCTGTAATCTCTGATTTCAAACTCTTGTTGTTGTATATTCAATATATATCCATTTTCTTGATCTAATGTTAGAACTATATTATTACCTGCGGCATCTTCTCTAACCCAGATCCAATTACCGTCCTCTTCAATAAGTATAACTCCAAATTCGTCTTGACCAACTTTCTTTTTCTCTTCTATCTTATCAAATTCACTTCTCATTTGCAAGGCCAATTGTTGGTTTAATTCCTCTAACACATCTGCCAAGAAGTTATTTTCAAGAAAGTCTATATCTAATCTACTTGCAAACTCGTCTTCTTCTACCTTTAATAAGTCAATTTCTAAATCCTCAAACTTTAGAAAGTCTAAATCTAATACATTTGATACTATTTTTAGTCTTTTCTCATACTCTATCTGATCTTTTAGTTTGGGTGGTTTCCTAATTATCAACAAATTTGTAATAAGTGACTCGTCTAATTCTATAATGACGGGGTTTATTGGTCTATTTTCTGGCACATCTACTTGTGTAGCCTGAAATGCTTGATTCAATATTACAAAACCTGCGTCACTTTCTACTGCTATTTCACCCACAAAACAGTTACCTTCAGTGTCACAACTTGGTAATAGTATGATAGTAGATGACCCAGTTTCATCGACTGTCATTGCAAAATCTGTTCCTCTTACTGAAACAGTTGCAGTCGGTGTTTTGATACTAATGTTTTGTGCTGAATTTTTTGCGATCTGACCACTTGCATATCTTACAGTTCCTAATGATGCTTTTAAAGATAGTTTACCTGTCTTTGAATTAGGATCATATACAAATTCATCTATGATAAGTTTTGAATGAGATGTGACATCAACTCTTGTGTCATCTAAAAACTCAATTGCAAGTTTTCCCTTACCTGTTTTTACTGTGTCATATGAGAAAACATCTAAATCTTTTTCTACTTTTACTTCAGTTTTATCAACTCTTTGAATGACAGAATTTCCTTCTTTCAATACAACATCGCCTATGGAACTTGCATAGAGTGTCGTACTGAAAAAAAGGAATATTCCTAATATTAACTTAATCAGTTTGTGAGATATCAATGTCTGCATTATCACCTGATGTTGTCAAAGAAATGTAGTTATCATTGACACCTGACTGTGTTATGTCAACATCAGCAATACTGCCAGTGTGAGTATGTATCAATGTATGACCATTTACATCACCGTCTCCGTCAATATCAATCAAGTAATTATTTGTATCACCGTTAACTGTTAAAGTTAAGATGGCACTTGTTCCGTCAATAGTGGCTGCAACCACGTTACTATCAGAACCAGATTGACCTGTAATATTTACGGTTGTATTTGATGCATCACTTGTTTCACCGATATCTAAATCAATATCATTAGAATCACCTGTCCAAGTAATGTTCGCAGTCACAGTTCCACAAGAACTATTATTGCCTGCACTGTCACAATTTAAATCTACATCGTTTGAGTTACCTGTTAGATTAATTGTACCAGTATAAGTCGCACCATTAATCTGATATGTGATCACGTTTGAGTTACCTACCTGATCAATATCAAGAACAGTTGTTGCACCTGTAGATGTAGATGCAGTTGTTGAATTACCAACAGTGTTATTCGACCCGTCTTGTGTTATGTCTAAGTCTAAACTTGCACCAGATTGTGTGACATATATGTCGTTAGCATATAAAGGAACAATCATGCACATAACAAACATTATATAACTTGTTATTTTTAACATAGCTTCGCCCCTCTCTTGTATTATTATTTATGTATCGGATGATCTTTGAACTCGTCTAAATCCATGATTTCTTTGAATGGAGTCATGTCGTCCTCAAGGATTTTTGGAACGGGTAAATCTTCAATTGCTATTTGTGGAAGTTCTTCAATTTTTTGATTGTTTTGTGGGATTCTAAACTTCCATAACCCTTTTATTTCGCCATCTAAAATCATTTTATAAACAGCATACTCTATCGCTGTTCTTATTGCATAGTTTACAGGTTCATTTATTGCCACACCTGACTCTACCTCAAGTGCCCTAGTTCCCATGTCTAAAAATGTGAACACATCGCCACTACTACTAAAACTTGCAATTGTTTTTGTAACATTTTGTGTCAATAAAATTTCACCTGTTTGCACTGATATTAATCTCATAGATACTGTCACTTGATCAACTCTGTATTGTTCATTTGCACCAATACCAAAATATCTTGCACCAACACCACCTGACGCAGTGTTACTATCATATCCAACTATACCACCTTCAATAATTATGCCAGCGAAGACCAAAGGTTTTAATACATTATCAATTGTTGACTCGCCATCATAAAGTTCTCTTGTCGATCTGATTAGTTGTCTTTCTTTTACAAGATTATCAAGTCCAGCTCTCTCTACGACTTGAAACCAATCACCTCTTGATACCAATCTTAATGCGTTGATCACAAACGCATCAGATCCTTGAGTAACTGCCGTAGATAATTGAGAAAATTTTGAACTAGGTTTTCTTTGACCAGTTTGATCTGTAAACTTATATACTGCGATTGTTATCTTTTGTTGATCTAAATCTGGTAGTTCTTCTAATAATTCTTGTGTGGGTGTTCCTTCAACAAATGGCATATCACCTTTATATGTGTCAAAATCTTTATAATTAGACGCACAACTAGATAATATTACTCCTAAAAGTACAATATAGACTATTTTTAACACTATTAATCTCTCCTTGCGTCTTCTTTGCCATCTGCCCTACTTATTCTTTCTTCATCTTGTCTTAAATTCAATGCATCAGATATTTGAATATCTAGTTTTATCATATCATTGTTCATATTTTTTACTCTATTATCTAAACTCATGATTATTCCATGCATTCCTTTGACTTGACCTATCACTGATTCAAGAATGTATCGTAATATTAGGAATATAAAAAATCCCATAATGACCGCAGCCGCTACGGGTAGTCCAAACTCTACTAATATAGCAAAAAATAAGTCCATTTAGAACTGAAAATCTCCTACAGGCACAACTATTGTAGTCACTGATCCGTCTGCGGCAGTAACAGTCAAAGTTATGGTATCAGTGGTTGTATCTTTTACCCAGTAGATTTGAGCGTCTTCAATGTTTGCAGTTCCACTTGTAGGACATGTTGTTGTCTCAGTATCACAACTTGTTCCAAACATATTATCAACTAATTGTTTAGATAAGTTTGCATATATTCTTGACTCAACATTTGTAATAAATTTGTTTACAGTTTTGTTTTTTTCTATTCTCTCTGCTTGTGCGGCAGCTGATTTTGCATCATCAGTCACTTGTTTTTTTCTTTGATTTTGTAATTGATCAACTGACAAAACATGTTGTGAGTATCCTATACCACTAAATGAGGGATTATGAAATTCATGTATCAAACTTTCAGCATATACTGAACTTGATAATAATATTAGTAATATTAATTTATACATGTAATTATTTATCCTTCTTTTGTTTTTCTACTTCTCTCATAGTAAGCACTGTATTTAGTTTTGATCTTAATCTAATCAAATCATTATCTAACATTCTAATTCTATCAATCAATCCAATTAAAACACTATTCATTTCATTCAGTTTAACTTTGACTTGTGTGGTAATATATGTGTATATAAAATATATAAACCAACCCATACCAACTGCGGCTAGTGTCGCAAAACCATATTGATTAAGTATTTCTATTATGCCCATGTATTATTTATTTACTTTTCTAACATGTGTCCAAATTGCTTTATCATAATAATCGTAATAGTTTTTACCAGAGTATTCTTCAAAAGCATGAACGTATCTTTGTGGATCATCAGGTGATTCTTTCATGCACCACTCAGCAGGTTGTAATTTAACATCTGCATGTTTTATCATGTCATAAACAAAATGTTGTTCACCTAATCTTGGTTCCTCAACTAAACCTTTTTCATAATAATATTTTCTAAAATATGAATGATGTTTTCTATAAATCGATGCGACATGTGGAAAGTCATGTGATTTAAATTTGTAAAAGTTTCCACTTATAGGATACTCTTCTACTTGATCCAAAGCCCACCATCTTGGTATAGATACAAACTGACCACTTTCGACTGGGTAAGATAAAACATCACTTGGATTATTCATCCAAAACATATCAATATCCATGATAACTGTTTCATCATCTTTTTTTGCTTGAATAAAGTTAGGATCAAAGAAATACGTCTTTGCCCAATGTTCGTGTGTGTCTATATCAGATTGTTTATACACATGATTTCTAATGTGTGGTTCATATATTGGTTTATCAGTAAGTAAATGAAAAGTACACTCTTTCAATGGTCTAAAAAAAGCGTAATACTTTTTTATTGGTTCGTATAAATCTATGAATAATTTTTTAGTATCAAAACCCTTAAAAGAGTTTCCATACTTAACCATACAAAAGTGTATCAACTTTAAATACCTCTGCATGTTTTACATGCACAAATGATCCTCGATATCTAGACATACTATCGATTCCTATGTAATATTCATCTGGCACATTATCATATAATGACATTGCGTCTAATTTCTTGTATTTGTACTTTGTAATATCTACAAATAAGTTTGCTTCAAAACTTTTATATTTTTGACAATAAGGATATGCATTCATATACCATACGTCAAGTTGTTGTTTTCTTCTGAGTGAATTACCTAATTCATGACAAAATCTGTGATCTTGATGCCAGTCTTCACTCCAATGTGTTATCAATAAATCATATGATTCAATATTAACTTTTTTCTCTATCTCTGCGATAACTTTACTTGTTGATGATTCATCTCTATGATTTAAATATATTGGATTATATCCTAAGACTTTAGATGATGCTGGAACATATTTTTTGTGTTTTACGTTTGAACACAATATAATATTATCTACTTTATTACCTTCATCAACAAACTTTGCAACTGTTCCACCACATGATATCTCTAAATCATCTGGGTGGGCAGATAAAACTAATACTTTATTCATTTATTTAACCACCTTTTCACACTATCAATTGGATTTCGTAATCCTTCATAAGTATTATCTATGAACTTAATGTGTTTGTCAAGGGTTTTTGTTAGATGATCTATTTTTTTTTCTAGATTATCTAATCTCTTTTCTATTTTATCTAATTGTTCACTGTTTTTCATCATGTAATCTCACAAAGTAATCTGCATCTACTATAACTAAAGGTTTATGATTATTTTTTTTAATTACGACTATCGGTTCATAATCTTTTGAGTTCTCGACTGACTGTTTATATGACTCCCAAACATTCACTTTCTCTTGATTTTTACATTCTATAGAGTATGGAAACTTTGTCCTTGCAGATCGTGACATAATCAAATCCTCACCACCTGCCCCCATACTTCTTGATTCTATATCTTCAGTGTGTATGTTAAGTTTTTCAATCAGTAAATCACGAAACCATTGTTGTAATCTACGACCTTTTGCTTTGGCCGACTGTGTTTTCATTCATCATATTCCTCTTCATACGCAACATATTCATCAGATTCTTGATGAGCACCGCAAAACGGGCAGTGCTCAATCACAAAATAATCTGTATCCATGTCATGTTTGATTTCGTATGATGCCTCACACTCCTCACATAACATTTTTTTTCTCATTAAAATAAGTTTCCTTGTGCCATTGCTTGTTCTTTTTTAGTGTCCTCTAAAACACATGTGCCTTCATCATGATCACAACTTACATGTGCCTCTGGGTCTTCATAAGCAACTTGCCAATCACCTGTCAAACCTGCGACTTCATATTCAGTCACTCTGTTTTCAAAAAAGTTTGTATGATCGGCTGCATTTAGAATCCACTCTAACCATGGTATTGGATTTTCTTTTACTTTAAAGTTTGTTTTCAAACCTAGTTGTAGTAGTCTTCTATCTGCTATATATCTGATATATTGTTTGACATCTTCTTTTGATAATCCCTCTGGTTCACCCATTCCGTATGCAAGATCAATAAACTTGTCTTCAAGTTCTACAACTTTTTTAGACATTTCATATATCTCTTTTTTTAATTGATTATCAACTATCGTTGCATTCTCAGCACAAAATGCTCTAAACAATTGTGCAATACCTTCAACGTGCATAGATTCATCTCTAACTGACCATTCAACAATCTTACCAGATCCTTTCATCTTTCCAAATCTTTGAAAGTTTAACAACATTACGAAAGATGCAAACAGTGAAATACCCTCGTTAAATACTGATTTAGCAAGTGCTAGAGCCATGCCTTTCTTTGTACTTACATTAGAATTCATCATGAAGTCAACTTTATCTGCCATCTCTTGATATTCTAAAAATGCATGAAACTCTTCGTCTGGTAATCCAAGTGTCTCATTTAAAAGTGCGTATGCTCTTTGATGTATTCCTTCTCTTGATGCAAAAGAACCTAACATGTTTCTTACTTCATTGTTTTTAAATTTAGGAAGAAACTGATCATAATAGTTTTGTCCAACAGCAACATCTGATTGTGTGAAAAGTCTAAGAACGTGAGTTACATATTCTTTTTCTAACTCAGTCATTTTACCGCCTTTCCAATCTGTTACATCCTCTGATAAATCTACTTCATCTTCAATCCAATGAACTTTTTCATGTTTCTGAACTAAGTCAACCGCCCAAGGGTAGTGAAAAGGTTTATATGTTTCATTGAACTTATATAATCCACCACCTCGTTTTTTAAGAATCTTTTCTGAACTTTCAAGCAATTGAGTATATCCACCAATTCTTTCACCATTAACAAAAATTTGTGGAACTGATTTTATACTTCCACTTGTCTTACCTAACTTTTCTTCAACATTGTTTACTCTCTGAATAAACTCTAATCTATCCTCATCGTTGACTAATGAGTGTTCGGTATATTCAATACCATGTTCTTTAAACCAATTTTTGGCATTTAAACAATAACCGCAAGTTGGTGTTGTATAGATTTGTACATCCATTTTTCTCTCCTATGCTTGACATGCCAGACATTCTTCTTCATCTTTTTTAATGTCTGAGTAATCTTTTAATTTATCTAATTTAATTTTTTCAGATATATTCTCTGCTCTTTTTGAAACTTCAGTCCTTAAATAATATAATCCTTTACATTCAGTTTCCCATGCTCTCATATGCACTGATTG